CCAGCCTGTTGGCGGAGTGGCGGAAGGCCACGGAACAGGGACACCAACAGGTAATGCAGAGCCTTCTCCCAAACCAAGGTATGTGAGAAGACCAGCTATATCCTTTCCACTCAAATTGGTAAGCGTATTGTCCAGCGGTTGTTTACCTGCCAGCGCATTAAGCATTGTCGTGGCAAAGTTCGGATCATTCCCCAGTGCCGCCGCCAGTTCGTTCAGTGTATCCAGTGCAGCAGGTGCAGAACCCACCATTCCTGCAATCGCCGATTTCACAAAAGCCGTAGTGGCAATCTGTGTATTGTTGACCGACTGCGCCGCCGTGGGGGCTGTTGGCGTTCCGGTGAGTGCCGGACTCGACAACGGTGCTTTTAGTGCCAGCGCATTGTTAATGGTGGTACTGAAATTCGGATCATTGTTAATGGCTGCGGCTATTTCTTTCAGCGTGTCCAGCGTGGCTGGCGCACCATTAATAAGGGCTGTCAGTGCCGCCTGAACAAACGCGGTGGTCGCAAGTTGCGTGGTATTATTCCCCGCCGCTGGCGTCGGCGCTTTGGGGGTTCCGGTAAATGTCGGGCTGGCTTTTGGCGCGTACTGTGAATGCGGGTCCGGTGCGGCAAGATGTTTTGCCATCTGATCATCCGCGTACACCTTCAGCTCCAGTGCCTTGTCATCCACATACTTGCGGGTTGCCAGCACTACAGCAGGGTCGATTTTCAGGGTGATATTGTCCGTGCTGCTGGTAATCAGCACCATGCGCACGGTCTGAGTGCGCCCGCTACCTTCAGCCAGTTGCGGCTTATAGCTTTCCGGGCAGTTGCCCACGGCAATCAATGCCCCGGACTCATCAAACAAGCCCACTTCACGTATCCACCAACCGCCCTCGTTTTCAGGGATCACCTGTTCGGCAATAATCTGGCTGCTGTTCTGCGGGTCGATATAAAGCATATTCAGCGCAGCCCGGCGTTTCTCATTTACCAGTGCCGTCTGCTTTGCGTCCGGCGTTGGCAATACTCCACCGCCATCGCCCACCGCCATATGGGTAATTTTTAGCGGCACACCGAGCGCGGCGGCGCTGGCAAGTTTCGCCGCGCCAATATCCGTCAGCAGGGTATAAAATTTTGTGCTCATGGATTCACTCTCATTGTGTCAATAACATGGACCGCCCCGCCTTCATGCGCGGTGCCACCGGAAATAATCGTTTCGTTGATATACGGATAGATCGTGATTTCTTCGCCAAGATAGCTGGCGGCTCCCACCCAATGCAGGCCGCTGGTCTGCAGATTGATGGACATGCCGATCATGTGGCGGCTACATGGTTTGGCATCGCTTATCAGTCGCTCAAGTTCCAGATAGGTATCTTCAGTGATGCCCTGGTCCTGCACGCCGATATCCAGGCGAAACGTGCCCGGTGTTTCTCCGGTCTGCCACCACTCAATAATGCGGATCAGGAATCCGAACGGTTCCACCACCCGCCGCACGGCACTGGTGGTTCCTTTATGCTGATGAATATAAAAAGCATCCTTCACTACCTGGCGTTTGACGCTTTCTGTCCAGCCCTCGTCCCAGCGATCCACAGAGAACGCCCAGGCGAGATAAGGCAGGAAGCTGACCGGACAGGTAGCCGGATTCCACAAGTCACGCAGCGGCACCTGCAAATCAGAAATCCCGCTACAGGTTTGCGCCAGTCGGCGCTCCAGTGAAGTTGAACCCGGTGGCAGCAGACTATTCATCCGTTCCTCCGTTGGTTACGCTCCACTGCGTACATGATGCCGCCTGTGTTTTGTTCAGGACCACATCCGCCAGCGGAGAAGCCAGTTCCACACGTTGAACACCCTCAACATGCAGAGCAGCAAAGATGGCGCTACGGCGGATATCACGTCCCAGCCGCGTCTGACTGGCGATGTATTTCTGCAGACTGGCTTTTGCTTCTGCCATCACCGGCTCAGCCTCCGGCCCAGGATAAAGGAAGATCGTCGCGTCCACGCTATACGGAATAATTTCAGCGCTGCGCACCGTCAGGCGGTCTGCCACCGGGCGAACCTTTTCACTGTTAAGCGCCTGTTCAACCACTGCCAGCAGGTCAGCCCCTGCCGTACCATCACCCTCGCGGCTCAGTACGGTAAGCACCACCTCAGCCGGTGCTGGACTGGTTGCGCTGGCATCAGCCACGCGCCCGTCGGCACTTCTGGCGTGGAACTCATAGGCTCCCGCCGGCCCTGCAACGGACAGCCCCTCAAATGCTGCAGGAATGCGCTGGCGTAATGCTTCATCACTTTCCATCACTGCGGCGACCGGCGGCACCGCGTCATTATCGGCAGGGACTACCGTCAGGCGCTTCACGTTGCAGTTACCTGCCAGTTGTTCAAGGTCATTTCCCATGGAATAGGCCACCATGACCGCCTGCGCAGCCTCATTAATACGCTGGCGCAGCAGGATTTCGCGGTAAGTATTTTCCTGCAGCAGTTTAGTGACAGGTTCTGACTCCAGCGCTAACGTGCGTATAACAGCCTCCTGTTCATCAGCCGGATGGAGGGCCACAAAGGTGGCCTTACGCTCTGCCAGCAATGCCTCAAAGTCCGGCACGTCCACAATTTGTGGCGGAGGTAGCCGGGAAAGATCAATGACTGCCATTGTCTGCTCCTGTTGATACGGAAAGGGAAACTGGCGCGCCGTTATTGCTGTGCCCGGTAAGCTCAACCGCCATAGAGCCGTCAAAATTGCCGTTGATGATGATGGAGTCCAGCGTAAGGCGCGGCTCCCAACGGTTCAGCGCCACATAGACCGCAGACATAATCTGCAGGCGCAGCGCCGGGTTCTGCGGCTGGTCAATCAGGGCAGACAGCAGGGAGCCATATTCCCGGCGAGCAAGACGGCTGCCCTGCGGCGTCAGCAGAATATCCCGCACCGACTGGCGCAGATGGTCTGTATCTGCAATGGCATGCCCGTCATTCCTGCTCATACCGATATACAACGTCATACCGGACCTCCCGTGTTAGCGCCGCCTTTCAGAACGCCTGTATGCTCATGGTCATCAACTACGATCCCGTTAGAACTCATTGCGCCGCCGCCCTGGGTGACGCCGCCATTGATCACCACCTCGCTGTTAATGCGCGTGGTGTCAGCCTCCACCACAAACTCACCGGTTTTGTAGGTGACGCTGTCTGATGCCTCGATCACCATGGATTTGATGCCCCTGACATGCCATCGTCCGGTGGCGGGTTCATACTCAAACCATCCCCCGTCCGGGTACTCCGTCACACAGCCGTCCACGGAATCCGACGGCGGCGGAAACTGATTGGAGTAGATGGCGGGCAGCACAAAAGCGGTTTCCAGATTGCCGCCCATGCTCAGCACTACCACCTGCTCATCCGGCGACGGGCACCACCATGTACGGGCACCACCGGCGCGTAGCGTCAGCCAGTTAATCCAGTTGGTTTCAAGCTCGCCCACTTTCACCCGGCACAGCCATTTCTTCCGGTCCACCTCGGTCACAATGCCGGTGCGGATCAGATTGGTGATAAGGCGCATGATTTCTGTTAGTTGTGTATTCATAGATGAAAGATTGTCAGTTTTTCATAGATGTCACACACCCTCGCGATTGTGCTGACTATGTTACAATTTCGACATCATCCACAGAGAGGAAGCAAAATGTCTATTTTTCGCATTGATGTTCCGGCACAAGGCAAAGTAATCGCCCAAAAAATCACAGACGATTCGACTAAAGTGATGTTTATTTTTAATGACAGTGGAAAAGGATTTGTCGAATTAGTTGAGAGGCAGGGAATTGAAGCGTTATTTAATCATCCTGACACAGCCCATCTACGAAATATCGCTGAAAATAAAACCCAAGTTGAAATTTGTGTTAATGCTGACACAGGAGCTTCTGTTATTACACTGTGCTAAATTCAACGTCCCATATCTATAATCCAAGACAACAATTTATCAGTTGCTTGGGCTTGAACTACATCGTTTATTCCTAGCAGGCGGCGTTCTGCATAGCGGAACTCTGGACCTTTACGGCTGACGCGATCCCGAAGGCCGTAGTGGTGAACACGGGCAATGCGCTGCACCTTGCCCTCAAACTGCACGCTGGCAGAGTCGGCACTGGCTGCAGTTTTCAGGTATTTTGTGGTGCGAAGCTTTGCAAACATCTGGCGTTTGATGCGTCCCTTCTTGTTACGGGCTGTCACCCGGCGCGGCTCATAGCCGCTGCCGTCAGGATTACGCTGCATCCTGATGTTCTGCTGCTGCGTCCGGCGTAGCTGTTGCGCCAGTTGCCGCATCATACGGCTGCGTGCTGCAGGCTCCAGATTTGCCAGCAATGCCGTTAGCCAGTCATCCACCCTCTGCAGTTCATCCACGTTTCACCGTCCACATTTCTTCGGATTCGTCCGGCTCCGGCACCGCTTCAACGCTTGACACGCTGCCATCAGTGCTGACCAGTACACGCTCCGTCAGTTGCAGATTCAGGCTGATATCGCACACATCATTGCGCAGAATATCCACTTCAAAGGTGAACAGTTTTTCGCGCAGCTCCGGGTTGTTGATGGCGTCCGGCTGATTTTCGCTGAGCCATAGCAACACCGGAGCCATCAGCAGATTCTGGTCACCACTGAAATCCTCGATCACCACGTTCAGGGTGTAGCGGTATTCCCATGACATAGAGCTGGCACCGGTTGCCACCAGTGAGCCGTTATCAACGAAAAGGTGCAGCTTGTCCGGGTTGTCGCGGACATAAGGCACCGCTTTATTCAGCGCGCTGCGTAAGGACTGCGGTTTGTTCACTGTCTCGCTCCTGACACGCAATAATCGTGTCCACTTTGTCAGCACAGACCGCCCAGGCGGCCTCGGTTTCATCCAGCACCGCGTTCAGATCGCCGTTACTGCGCGGCGCTGACCTTTCCAGACGGCACTGCGTCACTCTGGGACAGCCACTCACGGTAAGCTGCACCTCCGGCGAGGGCCGGACGCTCCCGCAGCCGGATAATGTCAGCAGGCAAAGGAGTATCAGCCCAGCGGCGCAAATCCTCGTTTTCACGTTTCAGTTCCTCGATCCGGTGCTGGCGGCTGCGCAGAAGTGCGGTGGTCTGTTCCGCTGCCGCATAAAGCCGCGCCTGCTCCCGGCTGTTGGTTTCGGTCAGAATGGACAGGCCGATCAGCTGGCTGTTTTTCTTCGTCAGCTCCTGCGTTTTGCTTTTCAGCGCCGCGCCCTGCGTCTCGATAGTGTGGCTGGCATTGTTAAGCCGCCACGACTGCCAGCCCAGCGCCGCAAGTGCCAGCGCCAGCACTACCGCCAGCGCACGCATCAGGCCGCCATCGGCTCATGAAGCGGCGCGCGGGCAATCTGATACAGAACCAGCGTCAGCAGGTAAAACACCAGGGTGATCACCCATCCAGAAAACGCCAGGCACAGAACAATAAGCAGCCTGATTACCCATGTACGCACGGGTTTTACGGGGTGCGCCCTGAATTTCAGCAATGCCGCCCTGACCTCATCGCGCGCCCGATCTCCGGCGAACCACCCGACAGCGCACAGCGCAGCAAGCAGCCAGGCGAGGAAGCATGACACCCAGACAGACGCACCAACCAGAACCGGCGCAACGCTGCGCGGATACAGCAGGCTGATAACCAACAGCGCAGCCCATGCCAGCTGGAAAAAAACGCTCATGACTTTCTTTTTCATTCCGTTATGCTCCTTTTAAGCACCAGGCCATTTCCCGCGCGCGGCGGTTGTCCAGCCCCTGATTAAACACACCTTTGACATATACCCAGCGCGGCAGTTGATGGCAGGCATCCGCCCAGCGCCGCTGGTTCAGCAACTTAACCAGCGTGGAGCTGCAGGCGTTGCCGGTGCCCACGTTGAAAGCAAACGACACCACCGCGTCATAGACCTTTTGCGGCATCGGCTGCACCACACATTTTTCCAGCGCCCGCTCCACGCGCAGCACATTGGTGATAAGTCCCTGCGCCGCCTGCCGTTCCGTGATAGTTTTGCCCGGCACCACACCGGACGTATTGCCGATCCCGTCGGTCCACACGCCCGCGCTGCACTGATAAGGCTGCAGGCGGCATCCCTCGTAATCGGCGATCAGTTTCAGCCCCTCAACGGAGGTATGAAGCGACTGGAAACCGGGCAGCGTGGCGGCGATAGCCAGCACCGCCCCGACAAGGCAGCGCTTAACGATTGAAGGATTCATATTCCCCCCGCGAAATTTTGCCGCCACGTAACAATTTGAAAGACTGGTGTTTGTAGTACCAGTTGATAGCCAGCATCAGCACACCAATCAGTACGCCGCCAACCGTTGACGCATCCTTGAGCGACAGATCGCCCAGCCATGCCAGCAGCACGGCGATGCAGTAAGTGATAAAGGCGCTGATTCGTTCAAGCGTCATAATTCAGTCCCATAGCTGGACGGTCTGCGCCGTGGTTGACGCCGTAATGTCCGGCAGCTCCACCTGCAGCCCGTGCGGTAAAAATGGGCCGTACTCAGCCAGCCCCGGATTTGCCTGCAGAACCTGCTCAGTGACACCCTGCGTACGCCCGTAATGACGCCAGCAAAGCGCGTCCACCGTGTCATACTGATGCGCACGCACTTTCATCAGATAAGCTCCACCGTACAGTGCGGTGCATCCTGCACCCGGCTGATAGCCCAGCGGGCATCACGCCACAGATCGCCGCTGGCCTCCGCCAGCTCCTCCCCTCGCTTTACACCTGACGCAGTGGCGTCATAGTCCTGATAACGCTCATTGAGCACGGCGCGCGCCCAGCAAAAAACAGCGTTGTGGTAGTGCCGGATACGCTCGCTTTTGCCGTCCAGCATTTCTGCGGGAACCTCAGCAAGTGTCCGCCAGCCCAGCATCTGCTGACGGTTGCGGAAGTCGAACAGCTCAGCGTTAACCTCAGAAATTGCCGTCAGCACGACCTGTTTTAAACGCGGCTGCGTCACCGTGCCGTCAGTGCGCATCACACTGCGAAATTCCGACAGATCCACATCAGGCCAGAACGGCGTGTTTTTGATGACCTCCGCCTGTTCCGGTGCCTGTTCGGGCGCAACAAACTTCATGCGGCTTTCTCCTGAATAAGTGGGCGGTGGACGGAATTTTGATGTGGCAGTGCCTTTCGCCATTCCGTGCCGCCCGTGCGCGGGGCACGTTCGTTAGCGGCTGTCATTGCGCAGTCTGCGCTCCAGCTGCTGCTTTTCTTTTTTCACACCGCAGCGGGGATCAAGCTGCAGCGCATGGTTAAGGTGATTCAGGGCAGACGCCGGGTTGCTTTCGCTCAGTACAGCGCCGATGGCTTTATGCAGGCGCGCCCGCGACTGGTCCGGCATATCCAGATCGGTGGTCAGGTCCAGCGTCTGCAGAAGCAGATCGGCATCAAAACCGGCAGCGGCAAGCAGAGCGCTTTGCGCCGCGTCTGCCATTTCTTCTGCCAGCACGGTCTGCACGTTACGGTTGCCCAGAGGCATCACCCAGCCATGGCGCAGCGCATGGCGCCCGATTTCGAGCGCACCGGCATAATCACCGGCGTCAATACGCCACAGCATCACGTACATCAGCACGTCATCCTGCTGCGCACCTCCGGCAGCCAGCACGCCCTCCGCCCAGGCGGAATATTTCGGCAGCAGTTCCACCTTGATTTCCGCCTTTTTCACCGTGGACTGGACGCCCTTGAGGCGGCGGCGGTCTTCTGCCAGCTGCAGCAGCATCAGGTCATAGCCCGACGCATGGCGAACACTGCCGCCCTCACGGGCGGCCTGTTCAGCCTGAATGCGCAGGCGGTGCTGCCGTGCGGGACTCAGGCTCATGCGTTATTCCCCACTTTCCGGTGCGGCAGGCGCGCTGAAATCACCGATTTCGATGTTTTCTACCAGCGCCGCGCAGCGGTAGTCCTCGACTACATACGCCTCGTTGACGGATTCAAAGTTTTCAATCCGGTCGCGTTTCGGGTTGTCGATAACTGAACGGCGGCGGGTATCTTCCTGCCAGTAGATGGACAGGTTATCCAGACGGGTGATCAGCAGGGCATTTGCCGGGAAGAAAGGCGCGCGCACAGCCTGCAGGCCGCCCATGCGTTTCTGGCTGATGATCAGATCGGCGGCGATTTTCTCGCTGTTGTCCTGCTCTTTGTTGACCAGCGGGAAATACTTGTCAGACAGCAGTTCACGTCCGCAGACAACAACCAGCTCGTCATCATCCTGATACTCCACATCGATCAGCTCGTTGACGGTATCCATCACCACCGCGTCAAGATTTACATACTTACCACCCGGACCTACTTTTACTGGTTCTGCAGTAGTGGTGCCGTCTTCTGCGGTTTTGCTGCCCATGACGTGATCCGGCGCGTCTTCGCGGATTTTCTGCAGCCAGCCTTTATTGACGTCCTGCAGCAGCGGGTTTTCAGCACGGTTGGAGGTTTTGGCGCGCTTCACGCCGTTAAAGCCGATCATGATGCGGTCCAGCGCCTGACGCTTGACGATGGCGTTGCGAATACGCACCTGGAAGTCCTGGAATTTCGCCCACATGTCCAGTTTTGCGTAGGTCAGCACCGTATCAAAGTTGGTCTGCTCGCATTTGTATTCCACGTCTTCCATCAGCGTCGGATCGGTAGGCTCGCGCTCTTTGGTGGTGGTATCGGTGGTTCCGGCAATGGTGCTGCCAACGCCCAGCCCCAGCAACTGACCGGACTGCTCAGTGACCGGCGTGATGTTAATAACCGTCAGGAAAGCGGCGGACTGCTGGATCTGGTCTTCCAGCGTCTGCTGCACGGACGGCTCCACGGTAAACTTGCTGGACAGTTCTTCAACTTCCACACCGTTCAGGCGCGCCAGTTGCTGCAGGTAAGCGTTAAAGGCAAAGCGGGTTTTCTTTTTCATCGGGTTTTATGCTCCATCAGCAATTGGTCAGGGTGCCTGCCGGTGCGTCACCGCCCGGCGCGCGCTGGCGGTAATCTTTGCGGCTGTCTTCACGGCTCAGCTGCTGCTGTAACTCGGCAAAGGCGGTCTGCTGCTCCTGCAGGGAGGACTCCAGCTCAGAAAGGCGCTGGTCCTGATCGGACAGGGATTTGTCAGTGCGCTCGCTCAGGATCTGCTGCTCAGTAGCGACCAGCTCCACGGCTTTATGCACATCAGAGAATCGCGCATCGTCTGTCTGCTCTTTTTTGGTGAACAGCGCGGTGACGCGGGCAAAGAGGGACGGCTTTTCGTCCTGGGCTTCTTCCAGTTCAATCAGCGTTTCAACCGCTTCCGAAAACAGGTTTTCAGGGTTCAGCTTACGGTTTGCCAGCGGGTTATGTGCTGCACTGGCGCTGAAAGCCAGCATTTCGGTGCCCAGGCTCGCAGGATCGTCCGTCGCACCCAGCCCCACAAGATAGGCTTTGCCGGTGTCGGCAAACTTCGTGCTGACCTCCATGGAGGTAAACAGCTTCTGGCCTTTCTTCACCAGTTCCACCAGGGCGTCCGTGGGTTCGATATCGGCATAAAGCGCCATCTTGCCCGCCAGCGGGCCGTCCTGGATTTCTTCTGCAACCAGCCCCGTCACCCTGCCGTAGCGGTTAAAGGTGCTGTCCGGCAGATAAGACTTGATGTGCTCAAGGTTAATCAGCGCGGTATAGACCGTCGGGTTGTAGCTGGCAGCCATCTGTACCAGCCATTCACGCTGGATCTCGCGCCCGTCAGTGGTGGCACCTTCCACCCCGATACGGAAACGCTTTGCTTTCACTGTCATGAGCCGTGCTCCGTTAGAAATAACTTACTGGAGCCTTATGTTTGCGGTGTTGGGGGGAGTGAGACAACGCGCTGTATTTGTACGGTAAACCACACAAACCGCAGCCGGGGAAAGCCTCCATCCAAGGCCGTATGTTTGGGCCATGAACACGACACTGACCCCCGCAGACCTCGATCCCCGTCGGCAGGCCATGCTGCTGTACTTTCAGGGATACCGCGTAGCCCGCATTGCTGAAATGCTGGGCGAGAAAGTTGCAACCGTTCACAGCTGGAAGAAGCGCGACAAGTGGGGCGACTATGGGCCGCTGGATCAGATGCAGCTCACCACCGCCGCACGTTACTGCCAGCTCATTATGAAGGAGCAGAAAGAAGGGAAAGACTTCAAGGAAATTGACCTGCTGGCGCGCCAGTCAGAGCGCCACGCCCGGATCGGTAAATTTAACGATGGCGGCAACGAAGCAGACTTAAACCCGAAAGTTGCCAACCGTAACAAAGGGCCGCGCCGCCAGCCCGAAAAGAATGTTTTCACCGATGAACAGACCGAAAAGCTGGAAGAAATCTTCCGCAACGGCATGTTTGAATATCAGCGCCACTGGTGGCAGGCAGGCGTAAAACACCGCATTCGCAACCTGCTTAAATCACGTCAGATTGGGGCAACATACTTTTTTGCCCGCGAAGCGCTGATTGATGCCATCACCACCGGGCGCAACCAGATCTTCCTCTCAGCCAGTAAGGCGCAGGCGCACGTCTTTAAGCAGTACATCATCGACTTTGCAAAAGAGGTGGATGTTGAGCTGAAAGGCGACCCGATGACGCTCAGCAACGGCGCGTGCCTGTACTTCCTCGGCACCAACGCCCGCACGGCGCAGAGCTACCACGGCAATCTGTACCTTGATGAATATTTCTGGATACCGAAATTCCAGGAGCTGCGCAAGGTTGCCTCCGGTATGGCCATTCACAAGAAATGGCGACAAACCTACTTCTCCACGCCGTCCAGCCTGACCCACAGTGCCTATCCGTTCTGGTCCGGCGCGCTGTTTAACCGGGGCCGTGCCAAAGCGGACAAAGTGGATATTGACCTGACCCACAGCAACCTTGCGCGCGGCCTGCTCTGCCCTGACGGACAGTACCGCCAGATCGTCACCGTGGAGGATGCGGTGCGCGGCGGCTGTAACCTGTTCGACCTCGACCAGCTGCGCATGGAGTACAGCCCGGACGAATACCAGAACCTGCTGATGTGCGAATTTATTGACGATCTGGCGTCAGTATTCCCGCTCAGCGAACTGCAGGCGTGCATGGTGGACAGCTGGGAAGTCTGGACCGATTTTCAGGCTCTGGCGCTGCGCCCGTTTGGCTGGCGCGAAGTCTGGATCGGATACGACCCGGCGAAAGGCACGCAGAACGGTGACAGCGCCGGGTGCGTGGTGGTGGCACCGCCAACCGTGCCGGGCGGCAAGTTCCGCATTCTGGAGCGACACCAGTGGCGCGGGATGGACTTCCGCGCCCAGGCTGACGCCATTAAAAAACTGACGCAGCAGTACAACGTGACCTATATCGGCATCGACTCGACCGGCGTCGGTCACGGTGTCTACGAGAACGTGAAAGCGTTCTTTCCTGCCGTGCGGGAGTTTGTCTACAACCCCAACGTCAAAAACGCCCTGGTGCTCAAGGCCTACGACATCATCAGCCACCGCCGTCTGGAGTTTGATGCCGGACACACTGACATTGCGCAGTCCTTTATGGCTATCCGCCGGGCCACCACCGCCAGCGGCAACCGCCCTACCTACGAAGCCAGCCGCAGCGAAGAAGCCAGCCACGCAGATTTGGCCTGGGCAACGATGCACGCACTGTTTAACGAACCGCTGCAGGGCGAATCCGCCAATACCAGCAATATTGTGGAGATTTTTTGATGCACTCAACCCCAACGAACCTCATGACCACCGCCAGCCTGCCTGTAGATCGCCCTTTCTTTGCTTACCAGCATGAATGGAACAGTGGCGCACGCAGCAGAAACCGCGTGCTTACAAAAATGCGTCAGGCTGGCGCGGATTTCTTTTTCGCCTACGAAGCCCTGAACGATGCACTGCATACCGGACGCAACCAGATTTTTCTTGGCTGCACCCCGGCATCAGCCCTGACTGTCAAAACCTATATATCAGCTTTTTTAAGTGAGGCAGCAGCCTGGACGCATCTTGGGAAAATAAAATCAGGTAAAGCGCATCTGGAACTACCAAACGGTGCGATCATTTATTTTATCGGGCCGAAAAGTCTCGCCGCCGCGCTCCACGGAAACGTCTACGTGTCAGAGTATGCCTGGGCTGACTCCCCAAGAAATATGATTGCGCTCGCCAAAAGCCTGTCCATGCACGCGCGCTATCACGCTACCTACTACACCACCCCAAGCCCCAGTCCGGAAGCATGGCAGGAATACAGGAAGCTGATTGCACGCAACAGCACTACCTGCATGACCTTTACCGCTGATGACGCTGCAGCATCCGGGGCAACGCTCGCAACCGGAGCCGCGCTCTTTGATGATGAATGGCTGAATGACATGAAAAAAGAGTTATCAGCAGAGGACTGGAAAATGCTGTTTATGTGCGAATGGCCCCAGGCTGACAAGGAGCAGGCGGCATGAGCAAACGTAAAAACAAGAATAACCGCGCAGCGGTAGATCACAACGCTAAATCAGGCGGCGCTGCGGCGGAGGCGTTCAGTTTTGGCGACCCGGTGCCGGTGTTAGACCGACGCGAATTGCTGGACTACGTGGAATGCGTGCAGATGGACCGCTGGTATGAGCCGCCGGTGAGCTTTGACGGACTGGCGCGGACCTATCGCGCCGCCGTGCATCACAGTTCACCGATTGCAGTAAAGCGTGACATTCTCAGCAGCACCTACATCCCGCACCGCCTGCTCAGCCAGCAGGCTTTTGCCCGTTTCGTCCAGGATTATCTGGTGTTCGGTAACGCCTATCTGGAAAAGCGCACCAACCGGCTCGGCGGTGTTCTCTCACTGGAGCCAGCACTGGCGAAGTACACACGCCGTGGCGTGGACCTCGACACTTACTGGTTTGTGCAGTATGGCCTGACCACGCAGCCCTATGAATTTACGCAGGGCAACATCTTTCATCTGCTGGAGCCAGATATTAACCAGGAGATTTACGGGCTGCCCGGCTATCTTTCCGCCATCCCGTCAACCCTGCTCAACGAGTCCGCAACGTTGTTCCGCCGGAAGTATTATATCAACGGCAGCCACGCGGGTTTCATCATGTACATGACCGACGCAGCACAGAATCAGGAGGACGTGAACAATATCCGCCAGGCAATGAAAAGCGCCAAAGGGCCGGGCAACTTCCGCAACCTGTTTATGTATTCGCCCAACGGTAAAAAGGACGGCATCCAGATCATCCCGTTATCGGAGGTTGCGGCGAAAGATGAGTTTCTGAACATCAAGAACGTGAGCCGCGATGACATGATGGCAGCGCACCGCGTACCGCCGCAGATGATGGGCATTATTCCCAACAATACCGGCGGCTTTGGTGATGTGGAAAAGGCCAGCCGCGTCTTTGTCCGCAACGAGCTGATGCCGCTGCAGAAGCGACTGCAGGAGCTTAACGACTGGCTGGGCGAAGAAGTGATCCGCTTTGAGCCGTACACGCTGGGACTGACAGAAGACAAGCGTAACGACTGACCCACCGCACCACGACAACAAGACCGCCCCACAGCGCCCCAGCAGCATTCTGCGGGGCGCTTCTTTTTTGCTGCCGCTCCCTCACCCTCACCGATTGAAGCCGCCAGCGTGCCGGAGACTGCGCCGGATTTTCACCATTTCACCCCGTTGCGCGCGCTCGTATCCCCGCCACGCCTGCCCGCTTTATGCAGTGGTTTTCATGCACATGCATGACATGAGCAAAAGCCCGCCAGTTCTGGCGGATCTGAGCAAAGACGATCCTCAATCGATCATGCGATTTCATGCAGCATAGTCATGCACTGTCAAAGAAGTAAAAATCCGTATCTGAATGGCCACTTGAAAAACGGATCATACGGGTTTACAAAGATGAATGTTCGCTGTGAACGGGAAGCGGAAGTTAACTTTCAGATAACATAATCCATATGCACGAGAACCTCTAAAATAGAATGGGACACCTAAGCGGGGTACTTACAACGATTCTTTCCATATTCACAGTTAACACTCTGTTTGGCGTATTTTTATTCAAATAGCAAACACCAATAAAAGGAGTTTCCATGAACAATATTCCCCCTATACCACAGTTAGGAATTTATGTCTCAAAAATCGATCCCACCCTACGTATCACTGTAACCGATGTTGATATTGTTGATGGTGAGGATGATTCTCCTGATGATGAATTGTTTTATTTAGTCCACTGGATCGAGGGGGAAGATGAAAGTGATATGACAGCAATGGGATTTGAGCTAGACCCAGTAGAGTGGCAGGCTTTCGTTGAATCTGAGCAATTAGTGTTTGAGCGTGATCCGTACATGGATTCAATCCCCGAAAATTCAAACTTGGCAAAGATTCGGGATTTTCTCATGAAGACTAAACAGAATGATCATTCGTAAGTGTAAGCATCCATCAGGAAAATGGTTTTGTAAGTGAATCATCAACTTTTAGAGAGTCTCAGACACTCCCACTTCTGCTTCTGACACAAAGCGGACGATCACTTATCAAAATAACCGCCCACCTTACGCCTTATTTCACTCATTGCCCAAACTAGCCCCCATCAGAATGAATCCTCCTGGGGGCAACATTTCTTAATGCAGCCAGCTGTCGTCCTCCCACACCTTCTGCATAATTTTCATCACTTGTTTTCTTTCTTCATCCAGTTGCAGTCCGGTTAGTTCCACACCGTTAGAGCTACCTTTGCGAATGCGAATTACCGTTTTGGGATACAGGGGGCGCAGATTGCGGTAAAGCTCGGATTCAAGGGCGTCCAGGGTAGACTGGCTAATCTTCTGCTCTTTATCGATCATTATTTCAATGCGCATAAAAGTCACCTCAGCTGATGACATCCATTGAGCGGTTGTATTCGTGGCTTCTGATTTTTGCCATGAGTTCATCAGTCAATTCAGAAACCCACTGCAGAGCCAGCCCCTTTTCTTCATCACTACACTCACTAGCCGCTACAAGCTTAAGAAAAAAATCAATGCGCTGGAGCTTCAAAGACTCCAAAAAATAGTCCTGCATCTTTCCTCCTATGACACCACAAGCAATACTGTATACATAACCACTGTTTATATTTACAGTATATAATAATCTTACTGATGTAAAACGTTTTTTTACGTTCATCAGCCTGATATGCCTGGTATTATTAAGAGCACGAATTGTTAACCCGCGTAATTAATACAGGTTCCGCCACTTATCATCTTCCTGCAAACGCTGGTTCCGATAGAAGATACGCAGGCCTGCTCCTGACGGAATACTGCCACCGCGAAGGAGCAAATCGACCTCTTTCTCGCTGCCATCAAATCCTCTGGACTTCAGTTCATAGACGAGCTGCTGACGCTGATGCTCTGTAATTCGCTGTTTGTAGTCTTTACGCCGTTTCGGTTTAACCAGGCGTAATCTTGCTGCCAGTTCCCGGCGCTCTTTTTTGCTCATATTGTGCAGGTAATCGTGCAATTCCTTGTCATCCATGCAGGTAATATCAGTTCTGGTATCCCCATCTGCTGATTTATCTTTCTCCTGTTGGTTCAAATTTTCAGCAAGGGGACAGTTATTGCCACGAGTCCAAGGGGCGCAAGCGCCCTGGTCGGCTGCCGCCTCCTGAACGTCAACGGCTTTACGAACCATTTTCCACTTCACTGCATGAGTGCAGATCTTGCCCTCTGCAATGGGTGACCAGATGCCATAAATACGAATACCGTGATCGCCATAGGCGGTCGGCTCTTCATTGATTTCATAAGCGGTTCTGATCAAGTGATATTTGCGAGGAACCAGCACGCCGCCCTGCCTCATAATGTAGGTGGCAAAACAGCCAGCATCAGCAGCAGCCAGGATGGCATCAAGGCGCGGGTTATCCAGTACCGGCGCACCTGCTTTTTTGTCACCCTGCTGCCTTGCCGCCTGACCAGCCAACAACCGCAGTTCACGGTAAGCCTGACGCCCTGGAATACCAAAGAAGCGGAATTGCTGAACACGATGCAGAGACGCCCAGGCATTAACGTATTCAGCGTTATCACGCAGGGATTTACCCGTTTCCTTGCTGATCTCGCCAGCCAGACCACGCCCGTCAATGTTCTTACTGATGTATTTCGCGATGTAGCTTGTTGGCGTACCTTTGCGCGGGTTTATCAGCTCAGACTTAAAGCGTGGTCCTGTGTTATTACCCAGCTCCTCGCGGTCTTCACGAATGGCAAACTTACGCAACAAAGCAGTAATGGCGCGGCGATCTTTTTTGCGCATAAAACACAACAGGTGCCAGTGAACTGTACCGTCATGATGCGGCTCAGCCACCCGCACGCCATACCAGCGCAATCCGGCTTTGTGCATCGCCTTACGAAATGCAGCAAACATGCCGACCAGATAATCACTGCTTTGTCTTACCGTCGCATTTGTCCAGGTCGGGTTGGGCCTGCCGTTATTTAGCGTGGAATGGAAACGTGACGGACAGGTGATGGTGTAGAAAACGGCGCAGTCACCGCGCATTTCCGCGATAAGCTCCAGACCTTTAACACAGGCCATCATCTCATTGCGGCGATGTGCCGGGTTGCTGCTGCTGGCGTTTACCACATCTTCCATATCCAGCGTGTCGCCGTCTTCGTTCACCAGTTCATGAGAACGGAAAAACTCCAGCGACTTACGGCGCTGCTCACGTTTATGCGTCACGGCTTCATAGCTGACATAGGGAGATGCTTTTTTGCTGACCAGGCAGACAGCACGCAACTGCTCTTCCCGCCATTCGCAACGCATCTTCCACAATTTTCGATACCACCAGTCGGCGCAAAGCATACGTGCCAGCGAACCCGGTATGAGTTCATAGGGCACGGGTTTGCGGCGGTTTCTTTTCCGGCGGAGTTGCTCAAACGCAGGCGGGATAACATCCAGTCGCAGGGTTTCCGCTGCCACCTTTTCCCATGTCTTGCGGATTTCTTCTGGCTTAACGTCATCGGTGGCATATAAATCGCCACAAGCGGCATCAAGGCACATGCTCATATGCGCAGCTACTAGGGTGGACAGGCGTTTTACCTGATCCTGACTCATTTCAGGCAGGATCAGCAGGCCCTCAAGCCCTTGATGGCTTGCCATAAAACGGAAAGAAGCGGATAGCTGACTGTCGCGTACACAATCCAGTCGCTCCAGACATGGCTTAATCGTCTCACGCAAATAGCGGGAATAAGCCTTTGGCCTGCCCAGGCTGCTGAAGTATTCGATACGTTGCATCAGCGGCTTGCTGATGTGGGTAGGCTGGGCGCTGACATCTGCCAGAATGACCATGTCCGGGTTAAAAAGCTGCTGCTCATGCGCAAGCTTTGCGCGGCTAATGAGCTTATCCTGCTCCATTTCGCGCTGGACAGGATCACGGGATTCATTAAAGAAATAACGCTCCCAGACCTGCTCACTCAGTGCCTCGCGGCGCAGTTGTTCCTGCTCGTTATCGGCAGCATACAGAGTGATCAGGTTTGAAAGTGCAGACTCCGGCGCAAATTCCGCCGGGTCCAGATAAGGGTTAATGGCCTTTTTCGGGCCGTTCCATGAAAATGATGCAGCGGCCTCGTTAAAGCCGCTAGAGTTGCTCATATCGTCATGACTCATACACGCACCTCGTACACAGCAGAACTATCTACGCCACGCGAAGGATCAAATCCCACCCAGCAGCGCGCCCCGGAAACAGCAATGATTTCTGTTGCAGATTTACTCTCGCCAGCCGACACGCCGATGCTGCGTTTTGCCTTGATGTAGTGGTGAGTGAAATTGCGATACAGCGAACGAATCAGGGATGTGTCACTGTTAGAAACAATGACCGGATGACCTTCAGATGATCGATGTTCAAGAACGGATGCCAGGTGATACTGGTCATCTTCAGTGAAGCCATCAGTGTGATAGCCGGAAAACGTACCGTCATACGGCGGATCGCAATACACCACATCCCCCACCTGCAGCATCGCCAGCGTTTCATCAAAGCTTGCGCAGATAAACGTTGCACGCTGGGCTTTCTCTGCAAATGCGCGAATTTCTTTTTCAGGGAAATACGGATTTTTATAATTACCGTACGGAATGTTGAAATGCCCGCTCTTGTTATAGCGACATAATCCACGGTAACCATGACGATTGAGATACAGGAAATATACCGCTTTCATGAAATCAGTAATTTCAGTGGAGTAATTAAACTCCTGCCTTATGTTGTAATAAGCCACCTCCCTGTTTGCGATCTCAAATAAAACTCTGGCGCGAGATATAAACGATTCACAATCAGCGGCAACCTTTTTATAGAGGTTGATTAAATCAGGATTAATATCCGCAACCAGATAGCTGGGGTAATCCGTCTCCATCATCACAGCACAGGAACCCGCGAAAGGTTCAACCAGTCGCGGGCCAGCAGGAAGGTGTTTTTTCAGTTCGGACATAATGGCGGTTTTATTTCCCGCCCATTTCAGGATGGTGCTCATACAGCACCTCCGTTGTAATGTTTGCCTTTCAGCTCTGCAATTTCCTGGCAGGTAATGCAAAGCTGCACACCCGGAATGGCACGGCGGCGTGCTGGCGGAATTGGCGCTTCACACTCAATGCAAAGCACGCGAGACACGCCCGGTGTTTTGGCACGGGCAGCACGGATATGGCGCTGGCGTTCTTCTTCAACGCGCTGCTGTACGAGATCCATTGCATCAGCCATTAGTGGATCTCCTGCGCTTCGTTCTGGATTGCTTCAGCAGTCACACGCAGCAGTTCTGCCGCTTCCACGTGGTTTAGCTGACGGGATGAGATATGACACGCCAGGCTATCAAGGCGAGCTGCCATTGCTTCAGCCCTTGCCCGGCGTTCTTCCAGACGAGCCTCTGTCAGTAAAATATTAAGCCCAGCATCATCCGGTCCGGTTTTAGTCGTGAGGATTTCAATATTACGCATAATCAATTCTCCTGAATTTAGATAAAGGGATGCTCGGCGGGTTTACGCCATTAATTTCATTAGTTGGTTAATTCGGCATGGTTAGCCGTCTGGGAAATAAGCTCACCACTGCACGAAAATGATTCATTGCTTTAATCAACTCCCGCTTTTCGTCAGTGGTCAGCTCATTGATGCTGATGCTATGACGTTCAGCCGGAATTTTTGCCATAAAGAATATGGCTGCCAGTGCTCGTTTATTTTGTTCGTTATTGATATCCCGTGGATCACGCATATCTTTAATAAACCGCTCAAGCTCTGACTCAATATTCAGGCCAAAAACTTTCGCCCTTAATTCCGCTATGTGATTAAGTCCATTCAGGCGTTCACCGGGGCTTAATGGAACAGTCGCCGCAGCGCCTTCAATAGCCATTTGTTCCCCCGTTTTTTCGTAGATAGTTCTGCCAGCAATTCATCTTGTGAACGGCACGGATGCCAGCGTTTACCATCCTCACCCATGATCCAGCCGTGACCGTAGTGCATTGCCGGGCTTTGTTTTACCAGCAGCGATGCAAATGATGGTTCTTTCGTCAGCATAAGCACCTCACAGCAAACCGAATGAAGCACCGAGGCCAGTCACGGTATCAACTGCACTCGCCATCGCAGGATTAGCCTGTAAACGGGCCTGCAATGAAACAGCCGCCAGCGCCATCAGTCGTGTTACAGAGTTAATGCTGCTGATAACATCACGACGACCTGCACTGGTTTTTACATCGCCAGATACCGCACCTGCAGCAACACGCCCGATCTCTGCGGTTGCACTCATGACGTAATGCGGCAGTTTCTCATTTGCTACCTCATTAATCGGTACACATGGCAGGCAGTGAATCTGCGCCAGAAAACCATCTACCAGCGTTGAATCTTCAGTCAGATCGGTAAGCAGCCAGATTTCTGGTGCGGTTAATAAATGAGGTTGAGCTGGATTCAGCTTGTTCCGCAGAATCTGCACTTTCATGCCTGCACGTTCTGCCAGTTGCACCAAGTTGTGGCGCAATGCAAATGCACGACATGCTTCATCAAAATGTGGATGTTTGGAAACTTGATAATCAAACATAGTCGACACCCCTGATACATCCCAAAATGGAACTAGTTGAATACAACATTGCAATCAGTAAGTGCATCAACGGTAAGAGCAGCAAGGTTGATCATTACCTTTTCTCTTTTTTTGTCTTTACGAAGACGATGCCGAGGGATGCGACCATCTGCCAGCATATCGTTGATTGTGTCGATTGAAAGACCAGTAAGTTCGCTATAACGCTCGATTGTGACGTGTGGTGTATTCAGAGTTATTGAAATGTTAGGGGTCATGATGCAACATCTCCTTTTAGCTTGTGGTGAGCTGGTTTTAATCGTGATAACAACATCACAAAACGGAGAATAGGTTCGCATAAAGAATATGTCAACTCAAAAATTCACATTTCGCCATATGAATGACGATATGAAAGCCGCTGTCATACAGAATCGCGGTGGTCAGAAAGTAATTGAGCGGATCCTCATGGCTTATGGCTTCAAGTCACGCCAGGCATTCTGTAATCACCTAGGTATTTCCCAAAGCACGATGGCTAACAGATATGCCCGCGATACATTTCCAGCAGATTGGGTTGTTATCTGCTCGATGGAGACAGGCGCATCAATTGAATGGCTAGCATTTGGTTCAGGTGTTAAAGAAAGAATGTCATCTTCTTCACTAGAACAACATGCTGAAAAACAAACCGAAGATGGACTTTGCGACAAAGTTCACTCTTCCCCCACTCTGTTCGATAATGAAATCCACATGAATTTCACTCATGGAGGAAAAGCAGTAATAGAACGAATTGTTGAAGCTTACGGTTACAAGACACGTCAAGCCTTAGCTGATCACCTTGGTATTTCAAAAAGCACGTTAGCCACACGATATATGCGTGATACTTTTCCTGCTGATTGGGTAATTCAGTGTGCTATCGAAACAGGAGTATCCATCACGTGGTTAGCCTTTGGGAAAGGAGATAAAATAGAAAAAAATAGCAGTTTAAACTGTATAAATATACCAAAGTTTACTCTAAATAATGCAAAATTAATTGAGAGCGGGAACTCGATATTTGATAAAAATCTGTTACCTGAAAATACGATATTTCCTTGTTTGATTGAAAATGTAAATAACTTTTACATTTGTGAAAAAAGATTCAATAATATTATAGATGGCGAGTGGATCGTTGGTATTGATGGAGATATCAGTATTCGAACAATCACTAAATTACCTAATGAAAAAATTCAAGTAAAAAATAAAAACATAGTTTTTGAATGTTCAATAAACGAAATCGAATTTATTGCAAAGATCGTATTATCCATTAATAATGTTAGAGGTTAAAATGACTGACAGCAATTATATCAATAATAATTCTCTTGAGGACACAATAGAGATAATCGAAGAAGAACAGAACGATTCTTACTCAAATGATGATTTATACAATATAAACTCATGGGGGGCCGATTTATCTTTTAGAGAACTTATTACAATGTATGATGAGGGCGAACTTCAGAAACCAGAACTTCAAAGAAATTATGTTTGGGATAAAGTCGAAGCCAGTAGATTTATAGACTCATTATTGCTAGGTCTTCCTGTTCCGAGTATTTTTTTAGCAAATACGTCTGACGAAAACAAACTCATTATAGATGGTTTTCAGAGAATCATGACTGTCTATGATTATGTGACAGGTATATGGTCAAAAGATAGTAGAGTCTTTAAACTTTCCGATAGTAGAAAAATTAATGCAAAATGGCGTGGTAAGGCCTTTAATGAACTTACAGTTTCAGAAAAAAAGAAAATTCGCTCAACAACTATACACGCTATAATCTTTGAGCAAACCGTTCCGTCGAACGATGATACTAGCCTATATCAAATTTTTGAGCGTATAAATACTGGTGGACGTTCACTAATGGCTCAAGAAATACGTAATTGCGTATATCAAGGGAAATTAAATACTCTATTGATAGAACTAAACAATAATATCAAATGGCGTACTTTATTCGGTTCTAATAAACCAGATGCACGAATGAGAGATATGGAATTCATTCTAAGAGGCTTGGCTCTTAACACGCAGAAAATAAAGAGTCATGAACCAGCAAATATTTCGCTAAAAAAACTCCTTAATGAATATATGGGTGATAAAGCAAATAACACCTCTGACATGATCGACACCATTAAAACCGATTTTGAAAACACCATTAATTTTATTCATGATAATATAGGACCAGATGCATTCTTTAATATAATCCAATCAGATCCATCACGTATACGTCGTCGTTTTTATCCAACCATTTTTGATGCATTATATGTCGCAACATCCATTGCATTAAATTCAGGTGAAGATATAAACACTAACGATCTAGAGCATAAAAGAAATGAGTTACTACAAAATCAGACATTTCGGTCACATATCACATCTGGTACAATGCAGATAGAAAATATACATGGAAGAATTTCAATGGCACTGGAGTTTCTTTATGGCATTCAATATCGTTAATAATAATGCTAAAAATAGCATTATAGATTGTTTAAAGGAACTTGAGAGTATAGAGAAGATGATAGAATCTTCTGGCCCCACTACAACTATTGTTAAATATTTAACACGATATTCAATTATTAGAACCTGCGGAACCATTGAATATTCTTTCAAAACAATCATTAGCGATCATAAATATGATCAACATAGTGAACAAATACAAAGATTCATTGATGAAAAATTCAGAAATAGTTCAATGAACCCTAATTACGATAATATTTGTAAGGCACTTGGTTCATTTGATAATAACTGGTGTAACAACTTTAAGGACAAAATCAAGAACGATCCGCATTCAAATAAATTACGTGATTCGTTGAAATCTTTAAATAGAGCCAGAAATGATTTCGCTCATGGGAAAAGCCCCACAGTATCATTTCAATATATTTTCGACTATTTTATAGATAGTGTAGCCATTATTCAGAAGATGGAGTCATCAATACTTGAATTAGAAGCGACAAATACGAATATTGGATTAACTAAATCTAACGACCGAGATAATACATTTTCTGATTTAGTTAATAATTCACAAAGAAATATCGCTAATGACCCTGAAAATAATTTAAGAGCAGATTTATAGCACACCCTTGTCTGTTTTAATGAAATCATACATTGACCACTGTATATAAGCACAGTTAAATTTAGCCCTCTGATATGAGGGCTTCTTTATGGCAGTACGAAAACTCACCACAGGGAAATGGCTTTGCGAATGTTACCCCGCCGGACGTAGTGGGCGTCGTGTGCGTAAACAATTCGCCACTAAAGGCGAAGCTCTGGCTTTTGAGCGTCACACGATGGAAGAAACCGAAGCAAAGCCCTGGCTGGGCGAACCAGTGGATCGTCGGACATTGAAAGACGTGGTTGAGCTATGGTTCAAACTACATGGTAAATCTCTGACAGCTGGGCAGCATGTCTATGACAAACTGCTGTTGATGGTTGACGCTCTGGGCAATCCCCTTGCAACCGATCTCACCTCTAAAATGTTTGCCCACTATAGAGATAAACGCCTGACAGGAGAGATCTACTTCAGCGAGAAATGGAAGAAAGGAGCAAGCCCGGTCACCATTAACCTGGAGCAAAGCTATCTAAGTAGTGTTTTTAGCGAACTATCCCGCCTGGGCGAATGGTCGTATCCGAACCCACTGGAGAACATGCGAAAATTCACCATCGCAGAAAAAGAAATGGCATGGCTTACCCATGAGCAGATTGTTGAACTGCTGGCTGATTGCAAACGTCAGGACCCAATTCTGGCACTGGTAGTCAAGATATGCCTAAGCACAGGCGCACGCTGGCGAGAAGCAATAAATCTTACCCGCTCGCAAGTGACCAAATACCGAATTACCTTTGTAAGAACGAAGGGGAAGAAAAACAGAAGCATCCCTATCAGTAAAGAGCTTTACGAAGAGATCATGGCGCTTGATGGGTTCAATTTCTTCACAGACTGCTATTTTCAATTTTTATCCGTTTTGGAAAAAACGTCTATCGTGCTCCCTCGCGGTCAACTGACACACGTTCTGCGCCATACGTTTGCGGCGCACTTCATGATGTCGGGTGGAAACATCCTGGCCTTACAAAAAATTCTCGGACACCACGATATAAAAATGACTATGCGTTACGCACATCTGGCACCGGATCATCTGGAAACGGCGCTCCGTTTCAATCCTCTGGCAACATTGCCAAGTGGCGACAAAGTGGCGGCAGCGGTTGGCATTACCCCGTAA